GTGGGCTCTGAGATGTGTTTAACAGACAGATCATCGAGAGATTAGAAAACTTGATGGTGGTTGGGTGAGTCACTATTTATATGTTAATCCGTTATGGCTTACTCCATCTAAGAGCAAAGAAACTCCGGGAGCAGGTATTATTTACACAGGTACAGTTGATTTTGACTGGTAATTATTTATAAACAAAAGAGAAATGAAGAATTTTTTAGATTGTGTTTACAGGATTTTTAGGAAGATCGCTACTATTGGTAGCGACAAGTACTTACACCTCATTGCAGGCCTTATCGTAGCCTTCGTGCTTGGTAGGCTGTTGGCAAACGTTGAAGCGTGGGCATTCCCTGCAATTACGGGTGTCTTGCTACTGATGGTAGCGAAAGAGTGTGTTGATTATTACCTCCGAGATGAGCAGTTCGACTTGAAGGACGTAGCTGCTGGTCTGGTGGGTGCAGTTGTCGGAGTATTAATGTGTCTGCTATGAACTATTTAGAACAATTCAAGTATGTGATGTGTAGCGTTATCAGCGGAATGCTGAGCTTGTTCTTTCCTATCCGTGATTTCATGTACGCAATGTTGATTGTGTTCGGTGTCAACTATATCTTTGGATTAGTTGCAGGACTGAAACATGGTGAGGATTGGAACTTAAAAAAGTCAATGGTGTTCTTCTATCATTGTTGTTTATTCTTCGTAATGTCAGCTTCTATCTTCGTTACCGGCTATTTCCTCCACGCTGGAGAAGAGACACTTGGAGTTGTGAAAGCATTGTGCGGCGTGGCTATATGGTTTTACTCTACGAATATCGTCCGAAATTGGAGGATGATGCTCATTGAGGATACTACGATGTGGAAAGTAGCCGGCTTTGTTTATTACGTTCTGACACTGAAAGCAATCGACAAAGTGCCGTTCCTTAGCGAGTACCTTAAGAGTTCGCACGTGAATGTAGATGATGATAAACCCAAGTTTGATTAAAAGTTATGGCAAATTTTTCAATAGCGGAGCTGGTACAATCCAGCACCGCTGAACAACTCAAGATAAATAACAACCCTCCTTCTATTGTGAGGGTTCACCTAACAGAAACGATTACCCTATTAGAGTGTATTCGTGCGGAGTGGGCGGAGTATTGCGAGCGTCACGACCTTGGTACTCCTGCTATCCGCATCACAAGCGGGTATCGCTCACCAGAACTGAACAAGGCTGTCGGAGGTGTGAAAAACTCTGCTCATGTCACGGGATATGCAGCAGACTTGCAACCCGTCAATGGTAAGCAGGATGAGTTTGAACGTTTCTTTGCGACAGAGTTCTCGCGGATGGGGTATGCTTACGACCAAATCATCGTCGAGAGGTCTAAGTCCTCTCGCTGGGTGCATGTAGGGTTCAAGCGTGCTGATGGAAAGCAGCGCAGACAATGTTTCACATTAAATGTATAGTTATGGACGACAAAGAAATTAAATACTACGTGTATTCAATATTAACCCTCATAGGGTTACTTGTACTTACGGCTCTCTGCCTTACAAGTTGTTCTCATAGAGTGTATGTTCCTGTGCAGTCTATTCGCACAGATACTATCTACATGTCAAGGAAAGACAGCATACATATCAAGGATAGCTTAATCACTCGACAGGTGATTAACATCCGTGATAGTGTCGCTATCCATGACAGTGTGGTGATTGTCAAGGATGAGCAAGGCAACATCAAGGATAAATTGATTGTCCGCTATCGTGACCGCTGGCATGCGACACAGGACAATCTGATGCTTCAAAGAATGATTGACAGGTACAAGGCGAGCAACGATAGCTTGCGAGCAACTAAGAAGGAACACATTGAGGTTCCTAAGGTCATTGAGCAAGAGTTAAGCAGATGGCAGAAGATAAAGATGGATGTAGGCGGTTGGGCAATAGGTGCGCTCTCTGCTACTCTGTTAGCTGCTATTGCTTATGTCATTATATGGCTTCTGAAAAAGTATAGACGGATTTAATGAAGCATATCAAACTATATATAGCAGAGAGCCGTACGAAGGATAACCACTTCGTACAGGCCTCTGTTCGTGGAATTGAAGACAATACGGGTGAGAGCTTCTCATCCTCTCACCCTAAACTCCTTCAAGACATCATCTGTCATGCTCTATCTCTTGCGCACGGTGTCGAGATAGAGGGTAACAACGGTTTTACTTATACATTCCCATTCAAGCTATCATAATTATGGCGATAGAAAAACTCTACTTAGAACATAAACAGACAGGCGGACGACTGACCGCTGACGAATTTAACAAGTTGCCCGAAAAGGTCAACGAGTTAATCGACGCACAGAACTCTGATGAGGAACGTGTGAAGAAGACGATTGCAAAGAACCGCCCTACCCTTGGACAGATTTTAAACGTAAATACTGAGGTTGACGAACTCACATCTGAGACGTGTGTACTCGTATGGAACGGCGACCAATGGGTGCCTATGAAGCTGTCTGAACTCGGCATCGGGCAAGGAGGAGGCGGTCAGCAGACTATTCTCTATTATCTCCGTGCCGTCAATCAGTCGCCTTCTACTACGCTATCGGCATCTAAGTCAGCAGGCGAGTGTTCTATTCGATTTATGTTCGTGTCTCGCACTAAGGATGTCGGACAAACCGAATATGTAGATACAGGCGAATGGGGAACTTACGAAATCTTCGCTAAGGCTGGTGATGGTACGTTCGTGTCTAAGGCTCGTGGTAGATGTCAGTCTAATACCATTACAACTGTTGATGTATTCAAGTTCTTAGAGAGCGGTCAAAATAACATCATGGTAAAGATTACAGGTGAGGTTACTGGACAAACTTCTCCTGCCTTAGTATATTCTATCACGCTGTCGGCTCTCTTCCTCTCTATTTCTGAGTTCAATTGGTGGAAGGCTTATCAAGGGGACATTGTTCTTCCATGCTACATCAGTGGTAACATCTCTAAGACTCTTCACGTGAAGATTACAGGTGAAGGCTACGAGCAGACGTACGAACGCCAGTTCGGTACCGCAACTTACACATCGTCACCAGTGGCTTATACCGTGCCATTTACGAATAAGACGGGTCTCTTCCATCTCTCTGCTTGGCTATCGAATGAGGATAACACCGTTCAAACTACTCCAGTAGGCTACGACTTTATGGCAGTGGCTAATAACGAGGCTGTGAAGATGGTCGTTGTGAACAACAAGGCAGAAAAGCTGCTTAACTGGTACGAAAACAAGGTGTTGGAATATGCAGTATATGACGGCAAGGCGGTAACGACACCACTCTCAATCTTGATGAAGAAGGACAACGAGATCCTTCAAGAGAATGTGTCAGAGAATACTCTGACACAAACCAAGATGCAATATACCTTATCGCTTGAGGTCGAGACAATCGATAACTCCGATTTCACAGCGTTAATCGGGTTCAGAACTCACCCAACTGACGAGGTGCGTTTGCGTGATGCTATTCCTTTCCCAGTTGATAACTCGCAAGGCTATTCAGCTACAGCAGGAGCAGTGTTCTATCTGAATGCGAAGAACAGAAATAACACCGATACCGACTGCAATGTCCTCCGCAATCTCATCAATACCGAGCATATCGGTGCAGAGTGGCAGAACGTGGCTTTCTCTCGTGATGGTTGGGTAACTGATGATGAGGGCGCACGCACATTGCGCTTGCTCGCTGGTTCTCGCCTTACTATCGATTACAAGCCTTTCGCTAAGGAGGCAGCACAGAGTGGAAAAACCATCGAAATTGACTATCAGATTAATAACACTTCTGACTACGATACAGAGTGTATCTCTATCGCTATGCCTTATCAGAAGGGGTATATCGGATTAAAAGTAAAACCTTCTTCTATTATGTTTGCAACTCGTAGCGAGCGTAATCCTGATGTACAGGCGATGAATACAGATGATGGTGTGCGTATTCGCCTGGCACTCGTGATTAGTCCTAAGAAGTACACTTACGTCTTGAATGGAAATACCTATTACCTTAACCTCGTGTACCTATACCTTGACGGTGTCGAAGCTCGTAAATTCGCCTACTTGCTTACCGACTCTATGCAGATAGGTTCAGGCGGTGGTATCGTTATAGGATCTGATAAGGCTGATGTCGATTTGTACTCTATTCGCATTTATGACAGTGCAATGGACGCAGCTAATGTTCATCAAGATTATATCAATGCTCTTGCAACCGTAGGAGAGAAGAGTGCCGAGAAATTGGATAATGACATCTACGACACGCTCGGTACCACAGTCGACTTTGACAAGGTCCGTGGCAAGGTGAACGTATTTACATTTGATAAGCCACTCCCAGCGTATGAGTATGGTAAATCATATAGACCTAAAGGCACGCTTGAGATATATCCGAAAGATGGTAATACCAACCTTAACCGCTTGACAATTACCAACCTTCAATTACAAGGTCAAGGTACATCTTCTATGCTTTACTATCTTTGGAATTGGAAAGCAAAAGTAGCTAAGGATACTACTATTGTATATGAGGATGGTCAGACAGCGCAGAAGAAGTTTGAATTATTCAAGAACCTGCCTAAAATCTCTAAGCTGACAGCAAAGAAAAACATCGCTTCTTCTATGCAATATCACAAGTTAGGTTCTGTGAACTCATATACCGACCTATGGAAGGCGGTAGGATTAACTAACGAGGGTATCGAGCAGGATAGCGAAGCACGAGTGTCTATTTACCAAGAGACATTCGTTGGCTTTGAGAAACAGACAGCAGAAGACGGTACTGTTACGTACAAGTTTGTCGGTCTGTTTACACTCGGTCCAGACAAAGGAGATTCTGCAACCTTCGGATATGATAAGGACCTTTTCCCCGACCTCTTATCTATTGAAGGCTCTGATAACTCTCCACGCTTGACGCTCTTTCAAGTACCTTGGGACAAAAGGCGCATCCGCTACAATGCGGAGGAAGAAGCATACCAGTACCAAGTCTCTGAACTCTCTTGGGAGAATTGCTGGGATTTGGACTATGCCGACCTCCCAGCGGATGATAAGTCAACAGCAGATGATGAGACCCGCCAGCGAGCAGAGCAGCTCGTTGAATCGTATATCACTGCTTATAACATCGTATATCAGTGCAATACTTTCATTGAGCCTTTCAATGGTACACTTGACGAACTAAATGCTGACCCTCATTCAACACACATTGAGTATTGGATTGCAAAGGCTGGTGATCCAAACCAATACAACCTATATTATTACGACTCGCTTTACAAGAAGTTCTGCCCGTCGACACTCGATAGCGGTGTATCGGTGGTTAATCTTCGACAGCAGTTAGTCGGAGATAAGTACGGATTGACTGAGACGATATTTAGCTCAGTTAGTGACGCAGCCCAGCTCAATGAGTTATTCAAGTCTGCACGTATTCAGAAGTTCCGTGCTGAGCAATCCCAATACTGGGACATCACAGATACCTTATATCATCAACTATATGTTGAAGCGGTGGCAGCGACCGATAACTGCGCAAAGAATACTTATCCTTATTGTTTTAACGAAGAATAAATATGGCAAAAAGCAAATGGAAATTCAGACAAGATGACCTCGATACTATCTTCACGGTCATTAACCAAGGATTGATGAAGAAACCCTACTCGGTGGAATATCACGATACATACGATGATGGTACACCTGTTTGGAACGGTGAGAAATCCGTACTATGGAATCTTATGGAGCAGGCATATCCCGAAGAGCGTGCGCAGATGATGCGCAGAATGCTTGCGAAGATGGAGGAACTCGGAGGGTTGCAGAAAGGATCACACCAGCAGAAGCTCTTTGCATTCTTTGCTAAGTACTATTTTTCTGTGATTGATAAATTCTCATCTATGCTCTACAATGAAGATGGCAAGCTATATGAGAAGATGAAGCTCGCTATGCTACAGGGAACATACACGAACGATACCGACCCACTCGGTCAGTCGCTCGGTGATGGGCAATCACCCGAGGTTGCGTGGGTAAAGAAGCGCATTCAATACCTTATGTCTAAGTATTCCTTCGGAGATTATGATGCCAAGACTGCTGAAGGTGCGATTACTGTTCGTACCTCCGCACAGGCGGATGCTACAACTAACTCAATCGTTTTGCGATTAACACCTGCAATGAAGCTGTACCCTACGATAGCTTACGGTACCACGATTATGCGTGGTGCTCGCACAGATGCTGGTAAGGCTTGCGAGATAGTAGTCGATATTAACGGTACGTCAGATCAGCAGCTATCAGTTAAATCAGCAGACTACCTGCTCGATATTGGCGATTGGTCATCATACGTCATTAATGGTGCGCTCTCTATCATTGGTAAGCGACTCAAGCGATTGAAGCTCGGTGATGAGAAAGAACAGAAGGTGAAGATACTAATATCTTCGCTCACGCTCGGCAATACAACATCCTTAGAGGAGATAGATATTCAGAACATATCTACCCTCGGAGGTGCGCTCGATATGCGTGGGAACTTCCGCTTGCGTAAGTTCCTCGCTGGTGGTTCCTCGCTCACCGAAGCACACTTTGCGGATGGTGCTGCACTCGAGGAGGTCGACTATCCAGCTACGACATCATACGTGGAATTAAAGAACCTCGATAAACTCACGAACGAGCACTGCGACACAGAAGCGTGCGCTCCTAATGTAATGAGTTACTTTGTTAGCGGGTGTGACAATCTCCAGCCGATTAAAATGCTCATTGGAATAATGGATGCACAGGTTGGGCAAGTTCCTCATGCTCTGCGTTACGTGCGCTGTGTCGGTTTCAATGAGACTTTCACGGACGGACGAGCATTCGATAAACTCTCCCAGTTAGTCGATGGAACATATCAAGGAATCGATGCAGAGGGTCAGTACGGCAACGACCCCTACCCAGTTCTCGACGGCACTATCAATCTCTCCACAGGTGCATATCGTGATACCTACGATGCACTTATGACGCACTATCCTAAGCTCAAGCTGAACATCGCTAAGTGGTGGATTCGCTTCGAAGACCCAGAGGTGAAGCGAATCTGTGTTGAGAATTGGGACAAAGACGGTGATGGCGAGCTCTCTATGGAGGAAGCCGCTTCAGTTAGTTCCATCGGGACTGTATTTCCAAGGCTTAGATAGAAAAAATGGCATATTAGACCTATCTATATTTAAGAATCTCAACTCTGTTAATCAAGAGAGCTTACGTTATATAGTACACCTTTACAAACTAATATGTCCACCTTCTGTATCTGTGTACCAAGCGTGCTTCTATAATTCAACGATTGATAATCTCATCGTTGAGAACATGGAGCAGCAAAGTTCTTTATTATGGGGGTTGCGTTTTAAAAACTTTGTAATCAAAAGCAAAATACCTCCTAAGCAAGGAAAGAACGCTTCGTATGGATGGAGTGATAGAACGGGCTCAAGAATCTTTGTGCCAGACGAGAGCGTTAATTTATACAAAGCAAGTGCTTCCTTCTCAGATATAGCAGAGTATATCTATCCGCTTAGTAAGTATCATCCGTGATACTTGCTAAGTGGAATCAGTTCTATTCCATCTACAAAGTTTGAATTACGATAAATATCTATACTCCCGTCAGGAATATAGATACGTTTTATTTGTGCTCCAGCAAACTCTTGGTATCCATATTTCGTAGGTGGAGTCTTGGACCTGAAGATTAAGTCGTTTATCACAGAGAATCTGAAACAAGTACCTGCAAGATATGTGACAGAAGCTGGTATATCTATCGTGTCAACTGTGGCAAACGAAAAACAACCGTCAGAAACTCTTTTGCATCCATGGGGTATTATGATACTCTTCGACACATTTACTTTTTCAAAGGCTCTATTCGATAGACTAATCTTTCCAAA